GTTCTTCCACTTCAAATCCTTCAACTATAGCACCTTGTACCACCTTAAATTCAATAAGATTTGATGTTCTAGTGACTGAATCCTTTACACCAAATATACCAATTACAATCTTACCTTCAGTTTTTGTTATATCATTTGGGAATACACATTTATTATCTTGTAATACCTTGAATGATACATTTGTGATGTTCTTGCCTTCCTTCTTATAGAATGCAGCTACCTTAGCAAATCCATCCCATTGTTGGCAAAACTCAACTTCTAATGTGTTTTCTTCAACACCACCACTTGCTATTGTTGGTAAACTGACAATGTTCATCACTTGATCCAAACATTTTAATTTTAAAACGCTCATTATTCATCACATCCTTCATTTTCGAGCATAAGAAAAGCACCCCATTATTTGGGATGCTCTTATTTATCTATTCTTTTATGATAAATTGGTCTATTTCTTCTTGACTTAATTCAGATAGTGCCTTGTTATGTTCTCTACAATATAAAGTGATTTTCCTACAATCATACTTAACTGTGGCTTCAAATGATTCAGTCAATTTACTATAGTTATCAAGTTCATTATGTTCCTTTATAGTATCTGTCATATAACTTCTTGGCACTCCTTTCATCTATCATCATTGTTCTATCACTAGGGTTCACTAAAACTGCCCCAAGTTCCTTCATGTAATATTCAACCAATTTTGTTTTGGCTCTAAATATTACCACACCATCAAATCCATATTCATAACTTTGCTTAACTGCTTCTGCAAATAGATGACCACCTACACCAGCGTATTCTTTAACCTTATTCAACTTATTATGTGGATTATTGAAAGGTGCTGATTCAACTATATCAACAAGAACGGCTTTATAATCTCTAAAGTCAGGCTTTGTAGCAACCAATCCTTGGATTCTATCATCACCATCCACTTTAATACCAAATACCTTATATCCATTTTCTTCAGGTTTTGTCCAATCAAATTCCCAATCTTTAAAACCAGATTTGGAAGGTGATATCCTTGTAACTGATGTATTTACAATTTTACCATCACTTAATCTTCTTAAGCATGGTGTCTTTTCATCTATAATTATACTATTTTCTTCCATTGCATTCAAGTACTTCTTCTTGAAATCTTCAAAGTCTTCAGTTTTATCAAGTCCAAAATAAGCTGCTCTATCTTGTAGTTCTTGTAATTCATCTTCATCAAGTTCCCATTTTGCCCTTGTTAATATGTTACATCTACAATTGATATCCATATGTGGAACACCAAAAGCACCAGGATGCTTGGCTTTAAAACCATTTACTTCAAATAATTCATCAAGTTCTTTAATCTGTCCATCTAACTTTCTGTGTAATGGTCTAGTTCTTGAATCCCTTGAAGCATTCCATTGCTTGACTACATCTGCACCTTTTTCTTTAGCCTTATATGAAGCATCTAAAGATGATTCTTCTTGAATTCTATGTCCTTCAGTTCTTGCAATTCTAATAGATTTATTAAGACCAATATTTGTTTGTGCAGCTAATTCCTGTGCAATCTTACCATATGAATAATTATTAGCAAATCCCCTTGATATTTGGGTTCTTACTTTCTTCTTCAGTACATCTATATTTTCACCTAAAGATGTATAAAGGCTTTTAGATAACTTGGAATCAAGCTGTAATGCCTTAACAACTAATTTTTGATTGATAGGTGCTATGATTGGAATACCTTGCTTGTGAATTGAATACATAGCACCCATATATCCATTTTCATAACACTTAGTTAAATAATCTGATATAGCAGTAAATTGACTTGCATTCATTTCATCTAAAATAGCATTTATTTGCTTTTTTAAAGCCTTTTGATAATCTACTTGATAAACAATAGACTGAAGGTTTTCAGCATCTGTTCTACCCAATAGCATTGCTATTTTATTATCAATATCACCAAGTGCTGTATTATAGATTTCCTTCAGTTTATCAATGATACCTTTTTCACTTGATAATAATGCTTTCTGCACTTCTATATCATGCTTGTTCATCCGTTACCATCTCATCTAATAGTTGTTCTTGACCACTAATATCAGTTTCATCAGTTGGAAGTTTATTTTTAATTTTATCATAATTAATGTCCAATACTTCACATATCTTTTGAACAATTGTTTCATCATCAAGTGTAGCTGCAAGACCAAGTAATGTATTAATAATTATTTGATTTGTTTCAGCTTCTACCTTTTCAATAGTTGCATTGTCAAGTGCATTAGTAATTGTTTCACGCTTGAATTCAATCTTTACATCAGAAGGTCTATAATCAGTTTTATTTAAAGTATTTATTTCCTTTAGTACAAACTTAAGTATCTTCCTTAAAAATTGTTTTAAACGGATTTCTAACTTATCACACTTTAGATCCAATAGAACATATCTAGATTTGATTACAATGTTTGTGATGTTACCATCACCTAATTGTGCAGAATTAAATCCCATACCAAATCTATAGATATTCTTTTCATCAAGTTCAAGTTTAACCTTTCTTGCATCATATGGAATATCTACTGTCTTATAGTCAAGGCTTCCACCTTCATCTACACCTACATGCTTCTTAGTCTTAACATTCTGCATTAATTCTTCTAGACTATCACCTTGGAATCCTGATACTACTACAAGATATTCAGATGCATCTTGTAGATTGTTTGATAAACCACAAGCCATCAAATCATAGTCATCTATTAAAGCCTTAATAGTTATTAAATCACTTGTTTGCTTCTTGTTATTATCTAATCTAAAGAATGGTATCTGTGCAAAGTTCTCATAATATGTTTTACTTGGATCATTAGACAGCTTATATGTAGAATGTGGCTTTGGATTAATCTTATATGATTCATCCTTTTGTAATTTGCCATCTTCAATCATTACATAGTAATGAACTAATTGTGAATCCCATACCTGGATCTTCTTAATAGCCTTACCATCTTTGATTCTATCAACATACCAATAAATAACATAATCAATATTATCATCAGTATATTTCTTATCAACTTCTACAACACCCATAGAATCTGCACATTGGAATGATAGTATTCCTTCTTCATTCTTATAGCCATACATGTATTCAAAGCCTTTAGACTTACAACCTGTAATTGTTTCAGATAATTCAGATGTGAAGTCTTCATTATCATTGAAATATTCATCTAGATACTTTTGTAGTTCAGGAATATCAGATTTCATAAATCCTTCTTTACCACTTAACATATACTGAACACATTGATCCACTAATTCTGTGAAGAATGGATGTGGAATCTTAATATTACTTCTAGTTGTATCAGGTGTTAATTCACCATCTGCATTAAAGTAAAATAATTGATAATTCAAGATGTCATGCTTACCTTCATAATAATCTTGTCCAACCTTTGCATTCTTCTTTTTCTTTGATGCCATATCATCATTCATAAATTTTAAAATTTCTGATTCTGTTAGCACTTTTTCACCACCTTAATGTAACCAATCTTTACCCTTGATGTATTCTTCTAATGCATATCGCATAGCATCCATTAAATGGTTGAAGTCATCAATAGGTTTATTTAATGTCTTACCAAACTTATCTTTATCAAAAGTATAGTTTGATATTTCAGTTAGGAAATTAACACATCTAGGATGAATGATGATTTCAAAGTCTTGAATCCATTGAACACCATTCATAATACTGTCTTTTCCTTTTTTAGCTGGTTTCACTCTTAAACCAAGTCCACTCAATTCATCAATTGATTTAGGTTCTGCACTATCAGCAGTAATCTTTGCTTTCTGATAACCCATAGAATTGATGTTTTCATATATACGCTTATTGGATAAACCTGTTTCATACATTTCATCCCATACATATATCTTTCGATTTGTCAAATCCAAGAAACCAACAAAAAAAGCACTTGGATCATTGGTATAACCAAAGTCTAATCCATGTGCCGATTTTATTCCCTTTATATTAAGAACATCTTCAAGATTGAAGTATTCTTCTTTCCAATTCTCATAGACCAATCCATCAACGATACCCCAATTACCTAGACCAGCTACTTGGTATCTTCTAGGATTGTTCTTTTTCATTTTTTCAAATACCCTTAAGTCTGCTACATCCAACCATTCATTACATAAGTAGTTGGTTGTTATAGCAAGGATATCTTCATCAGGTTCACAATCAAAGAACCTTTTCTTAATCCAATGCCTTTCATTCCAAGGGTTGAATGTTAAGGTTATCTGTTTAAATAATCCTTCAGGTACTTCACCACGAATAGATTCATCTAGGATGTCAAAATCTTCTTCCTTCATGATTTCATAGGCTTCTTCAATCCACATCCAACATAAGCAACCAACATCTACTGTTATTGATGTAACCTTTAATGGATCATCTAATCCCCTAAAGTATATCTTTTGTCCTGTTGGCTTATAAGTCATTTCAAGTGGTGATTCTTTAATATCCCACCAATCATCTACATGCAATCTATGTATTGCCCACTTTAATTCTGCAAAGCAAGAATCCTTTAATGTTCTAAATGTTTTACGAACAACTAAAAGATTTGCTTGTGGGTACTTCATCATATTTGTAATGTACCATAAAGCAGTTGTTTTTGACTTTTTAGATGCTCTTGAACCCTTGACTACTCTATATCTACCCTTGAATGCCCAAAAGCGTTTATAACCCTTTCCTACAAGTTTAGGAAGGTGTAATTTTATTACATTATTATTCTTCAAGTTCATCATCCCCACTTATTACAACAGGGATTGCACCATCCACATTTACCTTATCAGTAAATAATCCATAACGCTTACCAAGTAGTTCTGCAGCTTTCAGTTTTTCTTTTTCATCAGGTGCTTTGGTCATCTTCCTTGCAACTGATTCACCTAACCCAACACCTTCAACTACTACAACTTCAGATGTCGATTGTCCACGAACTACTGCAGTAAGATATTTAAGGACTTCATCCTGGTCTGCAATTAAGGATTTTTCCTTTTCATCCATTCTTTTCTTTATATATTCTTTGATGTAGGGTTTTGCTAAGTTTTCATTTCCTATAAATCTTGCAGTCTTTTTTGAATAACCAGCTCTAATAGCAGCTTGTGTGGCATTTAGATCCACAAGATATTCATCACAAAACCTTTTCTGTTTTTCAGTCATCTTTACCACATCATCACCACCTTAACAGAATGCAGTCAGTCACATTAGTAAAAAAACACCGAATAGTAATCATTTGAAAGGAGGAAATCAATGACAAAAGCAAAAAACCTAACATGACTGACTTATGAGGGTAAAGAAAAAGGACTACCAAAAGTGGTAATCCCCATTTCTTTACATTATAATGATATCACACATATTATGTGAATTAATAGGAAGTGTTTAGAATTTTTTCAACTTCAATCAATGCCCTACCATGTAATTCAGTTATCCATCTATATGTGTAATTCATTTCAACTGCTATTTCTTCCCAAGTTTTAAAGTTTAAATATCTTTCATGTAAGATATAAACATAATCTGCATTAGTAACCTTATCTATAACACTAATAATTTCTTTCTTCAACTCAATTGATTTTATAACATCACTTTCAAGTCGATTCTTGAATTCAATAATCTTAATATATAGATTTTCCTGACTTTGTGGATTAGGTGAAGTACTAACCCTTTCACCACCATAATTTTCACCATTCAAGGTCATAGCCTTTAGTTTCTCTATTTCATCTTGCTTATTCTTAATCAAGTAATCTAATCTTTTAACTTGCATTAAATAATCCTTAGCATTCATACTTCTACCTAACCTTTCCCTAAAATCCTTAAAAATAGCCTGTTCAACATCTGTTCAAGATGTGTTCAAGATATTTTTAGGGTATGTGAACACTTTTTTTGGCTTACCTAAGCCATTTTTTCGATTTTGTTCAAGTGTTCACATGATTTCTTATATATTCTTATATATTCTTATATATTATATAAATATTAATTAATAACTAATTAACGTATTTAGTTAATTTTTAATTTTTTCTAATTATATAAAGAATTAATTTTGTTCGTGAACAACTTGAACAGTCAAAATAATGGCTTACCTACAACATTTTTAGGTGTTCACTATTGTTCATTTGGTTCACCTGTTCAAGATGTTCAACATACTTTTGAGTTTTAAAACACCCTTCAAAAATTAACTTTATTAAATTTACTTAATTTTCAATTAATTTTTACCAAGGAAGTCTACCCCAAATTTTAACAAAGCCATCAGACATTTTCACAAAGATTTCATCAACTGCATCAATAATACTTTGGTCAGCTAATAGGTGTTTGTTACTTTCACTAATTACAACTGAAGTCATTTCTATTAAAGCATTACCTACAGAAAAGCCAAATCTACCAATTAGTAAATCACCTGGTTTTAGCATATCCATGCAAGACTTGTGATAAATATCTTTATACTTTGGGTTCACATTCTTCACCTTCATCTATAGGTTTATATCCTACACCTTCATCCATTGGTTTTCTACAATAATCATGCATTCTGAATATTGTTTCCCTTAATGATTCCACATCATTTAATATTGCTTTTTGTTCAATATATCTAATAGGATTCTTTTCATCCTTAAGTTGATTTTTTAAATCTTTACTTCTTTCCCATAGTGCTTCTATAATTTCATGCACTATTTGTTTATAGTCAACTTCATATGGTTGACAATTACATTTATCTGACATTCCTTTTACCTTAACCTTTCTTTAATATGTGGGATTCCACATGCCATTTCTTTCCCACTATCATCATATTCAAAATAACTTTCACCTTTCTTTAAATCCCTAGGTGGAAATTTTTCATCTAGATGCCAATGTGTATGATATAAAGTCAAGTCTTTACACCTAGGACACTTCAACATAAATGGAATAGGTTGCCACTCTTTCCCATTTGTAGTTGAACCTAACTTCAATCTACTATCTAGATTAAATAAAACTTTACAACCACATTTACATGCATATATAACTGATCCATCTACTACAATATTTTTCATCTTCTACACCTCAAAAGTTCCTGGCATCACATATATTGTTCTACCATTTTCAACATACTCATGGATTACATTAAGCACATTCAAGGCTGCATCTTTATCCTTATAATCACCTAATGTGATATAGTTACCATAAGCATCTACACCTTTTACAGCTTCACCAATCACCACAAACTTATGGCAATCAACTAATATCATTTTACTTTGACTTCTGATCCACATAATAATCACCTTTAAGCCACCAAGTCTTTCCATAATTGCTTAATGGTTCTATTTCAGTAAAACCGAATACTTTGTCATAATAATAAACACATATTGTACAACCATCTTCTATTATGCCTTGTGCCACACATATAGAGCCATTAACAACAATATCTTTATTAAATAACTTAAGCACCACTTCTAATGGACACCCTAATTCTTCTTCTAAATCCTCTAGTTTACCTAGTTTTTGAACACATTTAAAATGGTCATTTGCTACATAACCTATATGTGAATTGTCTATATGACTAAAAACAAAATCCGTTAATCTAAATTCTCTCATTCCCCTAACACCTCTTTCAACAG